CGAACCGGGCTAGGGTGTGATTTGAGTGGCGAACGTGCGGCGGGTAAGAGTTGCCTCGCCCATGCATCATGACTCTACCAAACCGTCGAGTGTGTTTGTTCACGCCTCGGTAAGGGAATGTAAATAACAAACTGTGCCCGAAGAAAGTCCTGTCAAGTTGTTTTCGGACAGGGGTTCGATTCCCCTCAGCTCCACCAAAACACACAGGTACGAACTCTTTTGGTTTCGGAACGTGTTCGGCCTGACAAGAAAACTGCCGCAGAGGTAATTGTCCTCTGCGGCAGTTTTCTATTCGCCGGTGTAGCTCTCTGTCGGCAAGAGCTTATAGGTTTTCAGCGTCTTCCCGCACCTGCGGCATTTATACCGGTAGATCGTGTCAATGTCGCCTGCGCTGGAACCGACAGTGAAATCGGAATCAAGCATCACCCAACTGTGCGATTCACAGGGGCATAGGCGCTCCTCAAGCTCCGATACCCGGTACAACAGCCGCACAATCTCGGCTTTCAATCTTCTTCGTCCAAACATTATGCCTCCTTGTAGTTGTCCTTGAGACACTGATTTCTCCGGCAACAGGAACACTTCTGGTGCCGTGTATTCAGCCAGACACAGCCGGTACAGTCGAGATCGGCGGTAGGGGGCATTTCCTCAATCTCAAATTCTTCCGCCAGCCACTTAAACACATAATCAAGACAATACGAGCCAAAGCCAATGTGGTATTTTCGGTCCGTTGGATCGAAATACAAGATGTCGTAACACGGCTTTTCACTTGTGCCGCTGACGATAATTTTGGCGAAGTGCGTCTTTATCCGGTTCTTGTGATTGCAAGCACAAACACTCGCCGTTTCGTGATTCAAATTTTTAACCATTGTCGGCTCTCCTATTCCAGTCTTTGACTGCGCCCAGCTTCGTTGTCCACTTTGGCGCAGTCTGTGCGAAACATCTTCGGCACTGTGCGTAAAAGCGTGGATTGACGATCCCCGCGTAGTACACTGGGCGAATGATGATTTCATTCCCGCCGCAGAATGGGCAGGACCTTAAATCAACCATTGTCAGCCTCCTGCTCTCCGTCCGCGAACGGGTACACGTCCACTTGATCGCCGGGAGCCACGATAACGATGTCATGCTCAGCAGGGATGCCGAACAGCCCGTAGGCCGCCCAGTTACAGCCGCTGCTGTCGCCCTTCTTCGGCGTGCCCTTGCCGGTGTACCGGCCCAGACACTCCTGATAGGCACAGCTCGGAGATTTTGCCCCGGCGTCCTTGAAGTCCTGCACGGACGCGACGTGACCGCACATAGGGCAGCGGAAACGCCACTTGAGCATATCAGGACCAAATCGGCGCGTCGCCTCCGCCTTCCATTCCTCAACACTGTTGTACTTCATTCTTGTTTTCCTCCTTCGTGTAGCTCTGTCTCCCAGCGGGTTTTCCAGTCGCCGGGCTTGTACAGCTCGCAGCGCTCCATATCCGGCCTGCGAACTTTGGATATTTGGGTCTTACTCCGGACCACCATGCAACAGTAGCCGTTCCCGTCCTTCTTGTAACGGTCGAGCCATTTGCAGCCGTGACAGTTCATTCAATCTCCCTTCCCGTCATAACCGTACAGTCGTCCGACCGCGATAACCTCTTTCGCCAGCGCCAGCAGCGCACCTTCCGGCGCGGAGGGCAGCTTCGCCCTGCTTGCCGCCGATGCCAGCATAATCAACTCGGATTTGAGGGACGCGGCGGCCTGCCGGGTGTCGGCTTTTTGAACGTCACGGTCAAGGGCGTCTGCCAGAGCCTCGTATTTGTGATAGGCATTGTCATACCGCGTCATGCCGGTGCTCTGGTAGGCGTCGTATGCCTCCTGCGCCTTGCGTCGGAAATTCACAGCGCAGGCCGCGACGATTTCCCGGTCGGTCATATTTTCAACTCGCATTAGATTTTCACCTCCTCGCCGTTCCGAAATGCCGCGACTGTGTGCCAGCCGTCAAGCACCCTCTCACGGTAAACCTTCGGGTGAGAACAGACGACGGCGTGCTGGTGCGGCTTATCCATCACCCGGATCAAGATACCCGGCGCGACTTCGCTGTTTTCCAGCGCCCGTTGCCGGGCTTCAATTACGCTCTTTTTCATGGTGTGATGCCTCCTTCGGTGTCAGTGCATCGAGGCTTCCGCTCATATAGAGGACCATTGCCCCGATTACGATGCTATTTGTGATTGCGTCCAGTTCGTGAAAGTCGATGTCCTCCCGCTTATCGCGCCGCTGTCCCGCTGTTTTCTGCGTCAGCAGGTGTCGAAGCTGCTCGCAGTGGTTCTTTAGGGAAGAAATGTCCGCTGGGTGAAGCTGATAACCGCCCATACGCACGAACGCCCACATGGTGTCAAGCGCGTCGTATTTGACCTTTTTGTCATCCATCATCCCGCCTCCTCGAAAAGTCGGTCCATATTCCGGAAGATGCGCCGAAGCTGCCACACGGACGAAAAGTAACCGGGCGTGTACCAGTAGGCTGTGGGGTCATCTCCGTCGTGCATGGGGTCGGTCAGGGTGTTGCCGATCTTGACGTAGCCTGCGCAGCCAAGTAGCGAGAGCTGGATGTAGCACATCATCCCCGTCGTGAAGTCGAGGTCCTGCGCCGTCACAAGGACGTGATTCTGCCAGCGCAGCGGGCTTTTTGCCTCAAACAGCTGCTTTTCGATCTGATTCACCGCCGCGATCAGTGTAGCCCCCGCTCCGCACGCGCAGTCATTCAGCGTGACGAAGCCGTCGCGGTTGATCTGCTCCACGACGTCGCCGGTGGTAATCTCCGCCATGCAGCGGCAGATGTCATAGGGCGTGAAAAACTGGCCGATCCAGTGATTGCCGAGTTCCAACTCCATGTACGCGCTGCCCAGAAAATCCTGCTCCCGGTCGGCGTCGAAGGCGTTGACCACATCCTCTACCAGTTCAGGGAACACTGTGCGCTCTGCCTTCTCGTACTTCTCGATGATCCGCTTATACATTGCCTCGCGCTCCGTGCAGTATCGACTATCTACAGCGTTGGAAAGCGCAATAGCGAACATGGTGATGAAGTCGCTCCACACCTGCCACAGCGGGAAACGACGGGACAGGCTGCGAAACCGCTTCACAAAGTCCGCGCGCTTCTGATCTGCAATCCTCACAATGTTCCCTCCCGTGTGTAGCTCTCGCACCGTTCGTCCGGCACCCAGTCGCGCCAGTGCTGTTCCAGCCACTTCTGCGCGGCTGCCAGACTGCGGCACGTCTTGACGGCCACAACCTCGATGTCGCCGTACTGCACCTCAAGGCAGGTTTCCACGGTGAAGGAAAACTCCGCTGTGCGGGTGATCCACCAGCGTTGACCGCCGAGGGTCGTTGCCAGACAAGTTGCTTCTCCGTGTGTCTCGCGGATGATCTCATAGGTTGCCATACATAACACCTCCTATTCTTCGGTCGTCAGTCGGATGAAGGGACCGGCATAATCGCAAATGGCGGTAGGGTGCAGACCGTCTTCGATGTGAGCGCGCTCAAGGTTACGCAGCGTGATACTCTGGGGCAGAGCCGACAGGACCTCATACGCCCAGACCCAATTCCAGCAGTCCAGACGGTCTTTTCGAGCATCCAGCGTAGCAGCCACGCAGACCGCAACAACCGCCCTGCCGTGTTCGGACAGACAGGCGTTAAAATTCTCGCGGGCCTTCGGTGTCGAGAGGTCCGTCCTTGCTGCGTCAATCCGACGCAGCAAGGCGAATTTTGCCTCCCGGCTCTCATTACCGGCCAGTGCTTTGACCTCTTTGAACAGTGTTCGATCCAGTTTCATTGCTTACCTCCGTTCTGCTTCAGCGCCGCGTCGAAGTGCTTGATGCGGTTATGGTCCTCATACCACTTTCGGTCTTCGTCGCTCAGCTTCGTTGTGGGCCGGAAAGCGTTCTTGCCGGTCGCCTTGAAATACCAGTCCTTGCAAAGCGCGCAGGCGGCTTTTGCCGTGGGAGCCTCGATAACGACGTCGGCCAGATACTCTGCCCGGTTTGCCTTGATGAAGAAATAGACCACATACGTTTTCATGTTTTACCTCCGTTGCCCTGCCATCTTCAGTGCCGGTGGGGCGGTTCCGGCAGACGCCCGTCTGGGCGTTTCGGCTATCGTTCTCGACGGTACAGGTCAATCAAGTCTTGCTGCCACGCGGTAGCAAGCTGGCGATCCTCAAGCTCGTCGATCAGGTCTGCTTCATACTCTGCAAGCTCACGCTCACAGTCGCAGCCATCGGACAAGGGCGCTCCGCAGTACGGGCAAAACCGCTTCTCAAACATGGTGCCTGCCTCCTCTCAAACATCCACGCTGACACGGTGGTACGCCCAGAAGCGACCGCCACGAACGAAAACCTTGTACCAGCTCGTAAACGCCTGCCCCGTGCAGTCGTAGGCAGACGGGTAATAGTGCCGGTATTCGTAGTCCTCGAAGTAGCTGACGGCCTCGTCCATCGTCTCGATGTATTCAGGCAGCGGCAGCAGCTCCGTATAGCCGTCGATGCCGTCATCCTGAATGATGCGGCGCTCAGAGACGGGACGGTGGAAGAACGCGCGCATTTCGCGCTTGAGGTCAGCGGCCTTCTGGCTCCTGCCGCTCTCATAAGCGATCTCAAGGATTTCGTAGGCGACCTTCAGATCGGTGTAGCTGTTGATCTTGAACATTTTCGTTACCTCCATTCAGTCTTCAACGGAAAAGCAGGTGTGGCAGATTTCGCCGAGACAATACAGGATGCCTTCAAACTCAAGAATTTCATAGGTTTCGGGATCGCTGTACTGCGTGATGGCCTGTGCCATGTTGCAGAGAATCGTCGTGGTGATGTTCCGCAGTTTGCCTTTAGCGTCATACGGCATTTTCAGCAGCTTGTCGTAGGCTTTGCAGTCACCCCGTGTAAACCACCCGTGCTTGATGCACAGCCCCCGCAAATCGTCCATGTCCATCCAGCGTGTTTCTTTGACCTTCATTTTCTTGTCCTCCTGTTTCGGTACGATTATTTCAACTGGCAAGCATATTATAGTGCAATAATTTGTACTTGTCAAGAGGAAAAGTCAAATATTTTGAGCTATCAGTGAAATTTTTCGTGCTGGTGTCGTAGAAGGCAAAAAAAATAAGGCCCCCGGATGCTTTTGTAACATCCGAGGGCCATTTTCCCTATACGCGCGTGCATATGGCGCGCAAAGGCGCTATGACGTATATGTACGCCTTGCGCCCTTTATTTCAATAGGTATATTAGAAAATTATGTTACAATGTTACAAAGGCTGAAAAGCGCC